CCGGCCCCATCGACCTTGTACGCATAGGTCGAGGTCGGGAGCGGGATGCCACCGCCACGCGCAACGAAACGATACGTGGTGATGTCATTGGTGAACTTGAAGTGAATCGACGACTCAACGGTGAGCGCCTGACGGAGCCCCATCGCGTAGAAGTCACCGTTCACAAGCGCAACGTCACCCTCGGTCCCGAGCGCCGGGAGAAGGTCGGTCACGACAACCGGGAGCCCGAGGAGAAGCATCTGCGGCTTATCGCGCAGGTTGCTAATCCAAGTAACCATCGTGTTGTTCGTAGTCTGCATTGCAAACAACTGCGGCAGAACGTTACGCGACACCATCCAGACCGAGTTCGGCCCGTGGGTGTGCTTGGTGTACATCTCGAAGGCATCCGCCGCAACGAAGGTACCAGCGCTTGCGCGCGGCACCACGATGAGCGCACCGTTCGCGGCATTGAGCGCACCAAGCGGCTGGCTCGACCCGGTCCCGTCGATAGTGATGTCTTCGTTCATCTTGTTGACAATCTGCCCACCGACCGCCGTGGTCACCTCCGAGGGAAGCTCCCCGGTGAAATCATCAGCGAGAATTTCGTCGCCGAACTCGGTGATAGCGGCATACTTGTACATGGTAAGCAGACGCTGACCAAACGACGGCTCGCGCGACGGCTTCAGGTCGCCTTCACCAACGATGGTGACGTTGGCAATCTTACCCGCCATCGGACGGTTAAGGGTCGACGTCCCCTCATCCTGAATAAGATACGGGATGCGAAGAGTCCGGCCCGGAACGTTGTACTTCTTGGCGAACTGGAAGAGACCGACCTGCGTGTTCGACACGCTAAAGATGTCGGGCTCCTGAGTCAGCGGAAGCAGGAATTCGCCGCCGTTCGTCGAGCCCGTGATGGTACGGGTCATGACGTCGAGCTTGCGAAGCGCCTCGGCCTCGACGTTGTTCGCCGCACCCTTCGCCACCGCGCGGATGTACGAACCAATCGAACCGAACGACTTAATAACCTCACGCCGCATCTCACCCTTCGCATCCTTCATGTTGCGGAACTCATTCTTATCCGCGACATCGAAACGGGTAAGCTCCGCGTCGCCACCCTGACGCGCAATCTCGGCATCGGGGGTGAACTCAGCGGCGGCCTGCGCGCGCATCTCGAGCGCACGAATGTCGGAGGTGCGCTTCTCCACTTCCTCGGCAGTAAACTGCACGGAAGCATCCATAAGCTCGCTCCGGAGCTTATGCGCCTGCTCGCGAAGCTCATTCGCCACGCGATTCTTGGAAACCATCGGGGTCTTCATTGTATTACGTCTCACTTACAAGGGGTTGCAAACGATTGACGCACCGCCCTAATGCGGTCCGTCATACTTACGCCTCGCATCTCGTCCGATGCCGGAACGGACAGCGTATCTACAACAGGTGTAGACGCGGCCTCCGGTGTGGGCTTCGGGAGGGGAGCAAGGTACTCCGCCAGAAGTGCAGTACGCATCTCTGACGACAACGCATCCAACGCCAACCGTGCCGCCAACATAAGCACACGCATCGGGTCGGACTCTTCCAACATCTCATCATCATCTTCCATCGGCGCGATATCATCCTTGCGCGCTGACGTCACCGCCGCCCCCGGTACCGCAGGCATTGGCGTAATAGACACTTCGCGCAACTCAATCTCCGTAAACCGCTCGACGTTCGCGCCATCAACGACAACAATTTCCGACTTGCGCGGCATAAATCCAATTGAGAATCCCGTCGAAGCACCCGCCGCCATTACCGCCTTGACGTATTCCATCGCCGCGCGTCCCTCTTCCGTATCAAACACTTCCGCCGTCATCACAACCGCATCACCCGCATCGGACATTGCCGACACCACGCCAACGTGCGCGCGTGTTGACGCCTCATGGTCCATAAGGAGTGGCACCTTGCGAGCCGCGACGCGCTGGTCGATAGACCGCTTCGCACATCCACGCGCGAACATCGTGCCGTAACTATCTACGACGTCATACGTAACCGCGACGCCGTTTACCCGCCCCGCGATTCCGGGCGGTAGATTCTCTTCCGCGCGCACCTGAAGCGAAGAATGGGCAACGTGCCACACCTTTGTCACCGTATTCGAAGCGGTCATATCTCATCCTGTGTGTAATACACTAACGTGCAACGGCAGTTGATTACTTCGCTTGCATCGCCGCTCGGGTCCAGAGGATACGCCAACCCATTGTTGAACGTCTCGCCAATCGGAATAATACCTTCCGCCATCGCCAACAAATGCGTGTCGCGCGTCTTGTCATCATCAAACGACAGCCACTCCTTCGCGACAAAGATTCCCGCCTCTTGCGCTTGGTCCCAACTGCCTTGCGACATTGCGCCCGACGACTCCGTGCGAGCAATCGCCATCGCGCGCGCATCCGTATTGGCGCGACCGAACGCCGTCTGTTGCACAAGGTCCGCAATCTCACGGAACGACAACCCCGCGCGCTCTCCCGCCATAATCGCCGCCGATATCTGACGGTACGACGTCTTGCTTACTTCACCCGCCAAACTATTTGCGCGGTTCTTAATAGCGCGCTGTACCGCCTTTGACTGCAACGTGAAGGATACCGTAACATTCGGCACATCCTCCGCCCCGCGCAAATACGTCGGGCCAATAAGACGCTGGTACCTCTTGTCCCATCGCTCGCGATACTCACCACCGCGCGCGTACTTCTTACGAATTTCGTCTTTTGCCTTTTTCAACTTCGCATCCGCGCGCTGATTCGCATTGAAGATGCGCTCGACGTCAACGGATTCGAAATCGAACAACGTCTTGGCTTCCGCCTTATACGCCATTTCTTCGGCGTCCAATACCTTTTGCACCCGCTCCCACTTCGCGCGCTTCGCATCCGTCATCGTGATGATTTCATCGGACGACGTATTGCGCTCCGTCTTGTCCTTCGCCTCACGAATGACCGCGCGCATATGGTCGAGGCCACGCGACCCGACTGCAAGCCACTTGATTTGCGCCACCACTCCCGCGAGTTGGAAGTCGCCCTCATGTCGCGCGACCCACGCTTCACGCAACCGAATAGCGTTCTCTTCCGCTTCGCCATCGGGAACGCCGCCACGCTTTGCGATTGGCGCGAGCTTCGCGAATTGCTCGTTGCCCTTTACGTTCCCACCCTTTGACCAAATCTCGGGCCAGTTTTCTTTCAGGTCCTCGGCCTCTCCGACCGGGAATAGCGACCATTGCGAATTCCGGAGCGACACCTTCTTATCGTCCCCATCGCTCGGAAAGTTGCTCTTTTCTTCCGCGCGCACTCCGACGCCTTCGACTTCGGACTCTTCCTCGATTTCCTCTTCGTCGTCGTCGCCCTCTTCCTCACTCTCTTCCGCCTCACGCGCTGGCACCGATGCACCAACCGCTGTAACAACTTCGCCCGTGGTATCGACCACGTTCGGCGTCGTCGCCGCACCCGTACCCGCCGACCCCATCAACGCTTCCGCAACGTCGGACGCAAGGTTGAAGAATACCTTTAGCATCGCCACGCCAGCATCGCGCGGCATTTGACCCGCCGCGACCGCCAATACGATATCCTTTGCGCTCGCAATCTGCGCGCCATTGAGTACCGTCGCCTCCGTCGTCTGAATCTCGCCAGACGGTGGCACCGCACCCTCAATATTTGCGCTCGGCATTGGCGCGGCATCCAACTCCGCGGATTCCTCCGCCGTCAATGTCGGAGCAATTGCCAGAGCCGACGGCACCAACGTAGACGCCGGAGTAATCATCAACGACTCGACGGGCTCCGGTACGGGCGACAACTTCAACGCGCGACGCGATTCCTCGAACGTACGCAACGACGCCGCAAACTCCGCGCGAATACGATTTGATGTCGTCTCGTCATTCTCAACCAAATCGCGAAGCACGTTCGCATCATACGCGACGTATACGTCACCAAACTCTGGCGCGAGCCAGTTGTTAATCTCATCTTCGAATACAACGAGCATTGGTTCGATGGTATGCTGAACCAATCGCGCGCGCGCCTCCGCATACTGAATCCCAGAGAGTCCCGCATCGCTTGACGCCGACCCGATACCAATCATGCGCGGGTCCACGCCAAACGCCGCGCAGATATCCTCACGCGACACCCGCCGCAGGTCGGGAAACTCTAGGTCATTGAGCGTGAAGCCCAACGGTTTGATGTCCTTCACCGAACCAAAGAACGCAGGCGCACCACGCTTGCCACGCTCGACCGTGCGCGCCGTATATCGCTGTTGCATTGACAGCGCATCATCCGCCGTCGCCTCATCGGAAAGAATTACCGCGAACGTCGGGGTTCCGTCATTCGACACGACCTGCCGAACGTAATTCGTCGCCTCGTTATCCGCGACGATGGATTGAATTGCCGTCGCTCCGCGCGGATATCCAAACACATCCGGGAAATACGGGCGCGGCATATCGAGGTCGCGGAAATGCAACACATCCTCAACGGGCGCATTGCGCACAATGCCCGACCAATCGCTGTAATCGTATCGCGCGGGGTCACCATCCGCATCGACCCACACCGACTGCAATGCTTCGGGATTGATAGAACGC